CTGGCCGCCGTCATCCGCTGTCGTCGCCGCGTCGCTCATTGCACCCCCACCTGCTGGACGGCCCGCCGCTGGACGTCCTGCTCGGCGCGGGACCGCTGCGGGTTCATGTTGATCTGGAAACCGTTCTGTCCCCCGGTCTGAGTAGAGGCGGACGACGGGATGTCCAGGACATCGCCGAGCAGCTTTCGGGCGGCGGCCAGCTGTACCTCCGGCGGCAGGGACACGGACCGGGCAAGCAGGGACAGGGCCAGCTCTTCTTCGTTGGGGCCGTCGGTCTCGGCGAAACCGTGCTCACGCCGCCAGGCCGCGCCGGACAGTAGCCCACGGTCGAACCCATCGGTGGCATCCTCGGCCGCGTTGGGTCGGGTGACGATGTCGGTCGGGTCGTACCAGACGACCAGCTTGCTGATCAGCTCCGGTGCCACCCCGTTGGTGAGCAGGTGCGGGCGCATCCACACCGAGGTCAGGGCGTCGACCAGCATCAGCGCGATCGGCTCGATCGAGGACTTGTACATGCCCTCGTCAATCACGATGGCGTTGGAGTACTTGACCTGCTGCAGTCCGGTGACGATCTCCTTGGGGATGTCGATGCCGTTGAGCACCCGGTCCAGCGCGCCCTCGGCCTGCTTGACCAGGTACTCGTCAATCTCTCGGCTCATCAGGATGTGCCGGATCTTCTCACCGGCGTCCTGCGGGCCCTGCAGGATCATCGGCACCAGCGCGGCGGCGTTGGTCTCGTCGGTGATCGGCGCCGACATGACCTGGATCAGGTCGGACAGCATGGCCGCCGAGGGGTCGACCGCGGCCGAGGCGCGCAGCTCGTCCAGGGTGCCGGGCTCTTCGATGACCGGCTCGCTGGTCTGGGTGGCGTTGAGGTTGGAGGTGACGGTGTCCGGGACGAACAGGATGCCGGCGTTGAGCCGGGACCGGATGATGGTCCGCAGCAGCCGCTCGCACAGCAGCAGCCGGGACATCGGATCCCGCACGCCCATCAGCGAGGAGTCCGGCTCCTTGGAGAACCGGGGGTGCTTGCGCCAGATCCGGGCGATGAAGGTGCCCTCGGGGATCTGGACGGGGTTGGCACCATTGCGGATCTGCCGGAGCTGGTAGCCGGCGATACCGGGCTGCACCTCGTCGGTGGACACGATCGTCCAGGCCTTGGTGCCGTCGGGCTGCGGCAGGTGGATCAGGTAGCACTCGCCGGCCACGTCGGTGTTGAGGGAGAACGCGCGGATCAGGTCGACGGAGAACTGCAGCAGCGAGTCCATCAGCGCCTTGCACACCGCCGCGGTGCGCTCATCGACCAGGCCTCGCTTGATCGCAGCGGCCATGGTGACCGGGGCTTCATCAGGGTTGGCGACGACCCCGGCGTAGAGCCGGATGCGGGTGAGCAGACTGGCCTTGATGCCGAACCCGTTCTTGATCTCGCCGATGGCGTCGTAGCCCTCCCAGGCGCGGGCCTGCCATTCGGTGTACGGCCGGTTGCGCATCTCGTCCGGCTTGGACGGGTCCAGCTGGATCTGCTCGGCGGCGGCCACCAGGGGCCGCGACGCACTCCACGCGGCAGCGGTGGCGTGTCGTCGGGAAGCAGTGAGAGGTTGGGCCGATGCGGTGACGGGGGCCTGTTCCGGCCGCATGAAAAGACCCATGGTGTCGAAGGGTAGCCGGTAGACCACCCTCCGGGCAGGTCAGCGTCGGGTGTATCGCTGCGGAATCGTCCCGTCCCGAGCACTGCGGGCCATCACTCGCTGCTGCAGCGCGAGCTGTTTGCGGGGTTCCTCGATGTAGGCCACTCCAGGGAAAGGCTCCCAGCCGAGCATCCTCCCGCCACTTCCGCAGGTGGAGCACGCACCCTTGCGGCTGATGGTGTAGACCCGCACGGTGCCACCCTCGTAGGTGACATTCTCGCCGACATCGCCTTCGTTCAGCGGGATGTCCTTGCGCCGGATGTCGCCGGACCCGTAGATCCAGCCGATCGTGAGGTACTGATCGGTGATCAGGATTCGCAGCTTGACACCCTCAGGAACGCCATCGGGCAAAGGGGTGATGATCGCCGGGTACAGGTCGGTGTACCGGATCAGCGTTGGCCGTGGCTCGGACATCAGTACTGGGCCTCCTTGGCCTTGATCCAGGCGTCGATCGCCAGCGTGGCCTGGCTGATGGCCAGCACCGGGACCAGGTGACGGACGTAGGGGATGCGCCGGGCAATCAGTATTGCGCCGGCGGCCCACACCGATGAGCACGCCGGGCACGACACCAGGTAGGCCACCCGGTCCTGCCACGTGCCCTCTGCGTGCTTCTCGCCCCAGGCCAGGATCGGCTCGCGCAGCGGCTTGGCGATCTCGTCCTCGGTGATGAGTTGGGTGAGTCGGCGGGCGGCCAGCATGTCCATCAGGATCACGGGCTCATCCGATCGGTTCGGTCCATGTAGGCCAGGCAGGCGGCGGCGCCGATCATCACCAGCGCCGGGGTCCACCAGTCCTGGGAGTAGATCACCACGCTGACCGCAGCCAGGCACAGCGCACACGCACACACCGGGAGCAGCCGAACTCGACGTAGCGCACTCATTGACGTTCGATTGTCATCCAGCATCTGCAGCCAATCCACGTGTCGGCCGGCGCGGTCGGATCTCCGGGGTAGTCCAAGGATCGGCCGGCACCGTCCGTGAACTTGCCGCTGAGCGGCACCTTCTGCCCCTGCATGCTTCTATGCGCCGAACGTACCCGAGAGTCCTGCTGGGTGAACCAGGTCTTGTGGGACCAACCCGCGGCCTGCGCCACAGCCTCCATGGCGGCATTGGAGGTAGTTCGAGCCACCGCACGGGCGAGTGCAGCAACAGCCTTGGCACGCGCGGCGACATCGTCCATCCGTTCGTCGTCGTCCCAGTCCACGATGGTGTCCTCGATGACCTCAACTCCCGCATTGACCGCGGCGGCGACACCCTGCGCGACGTACGGCAGCAACTCATCCCCGGCCCGCCCGTTGCTGGACCGCTGCCAGGCCAGCACCCGCAGCGCCGATTGCTGCAAGGCGTAGGTGACGGTGGCCGGTATCCCGAGCGGGGTGAGCAGTTCGTCGCGGGTCTTCTCGGCCCGGTTGGTCGCGGCCCGCCAGCCGCGGTACGCGGCCACGATCATGGCGATGACCGCCAGCAGGTGGTCGGCCTCTTCCTGCTCGGGCGGTGGTGTGGGTACCGGCACCGGCGGAGTGGAGTGCTCGGTCTCCGGCGGCGGGTCCGCCGGAGTCGGGGTTGGGGTGGGCTCGGTCATCCGATGACTCCGCGTCCGAACCCGAGCTGGAGTTGCTGGGCCGCCGCCGTGCGCAGGACCGATCCGCCCACGCCGCCGTTGATCAGCGCCTCGGGGAACAGGCCGGCGGCGCAGGCGTGCACCAGGGCGTCCTGTCGGTCCGGGGAGTAGCCGGTCTCCCCCTGCACGTAGGTGGTGATCTGGGACTCCAGGTCGGGCAGCACGTTGATGTGGTGGACCCGGCCCCGGCTGTACGCGGCGCCCACCGGTTCGGCCCGCACGGCCTTGCTCAGCGAGAGTGGGGGGATCGTCAGCACCGTCTACCACCCCTGCGAGTGGGTCCACAAGGAGTTCTGGGACGGCGTCAACTTCAAGAACGGCGCCAACCCGCCGCCGTCGAAGTGGGTCAAGCCGAAGCAGAAGACCGACGACGAGACGAAGCTGTCGTACAAGATCTTCGACGAGTACGTCACGCACCTGAAGCGGCACAAGGACGTGGTGTTCGTCACCGCCAGCGAGGCGGCGAAGCTGTACGCCGACCGGGCGATGGGCCGCAAGTTCAGCGAGTCGGAGCTGAAGAAGATCGCCGAGGGCGTCGGCGAGGAGATCACGCACCAGAAGCACGGCGACTACACCCTGTCAGCGAGCGAGGTCTTCGCCCTGTTGAACCAGTACGTCGTCCTGCGCACGTCGGACAAAAAGACGGATTCGATCGCGCTTCCGTCGTCGCCGTTAGGGCCGACGAGCCGGCTGGCGAAGATGGCGGAGAAGGTGACGACCGACGACTCGCAGTTCGAGCGCACCGCGGCCGACGTGGCCGACTACCTGAAGAAGCACGGTCGGCTGCCTGGCATCGTGTGGCTGGGCAGCGTGGCGGTGACGCCGGA